ACATTTAATAATTCAGTAATCTTTAAACCACGAGGAGAACAGGTTTCCCCGTCCTCTCTCAAAGCTTTAAGTACTTTTAAGAATGCATCATTTGCAGTTCTAGCATTAATACTTAAATTTTTCATATTATTATCCTCTCTTAATAATGATTAGATTATCCAAGATTAAAACATCAAGATCAGCTTTTAAAAATGAACTTATAGCTATCTGTGGATCTCTAATAATAGGGAAGTTGTGTAAATTAAAACTTGTATTTACAAGAGCTTTATTTCCTGTAATTCTGAAATAGGCATGAATTGCTTTATAAATAGTTTCATTATCATTGTAGCCTATAACTTGAGGCCTTGCTGTTCCATCAACATGAACTGCTGCCAAATAAGTTTCTCTAAAATCCTTTTTACAAGGAAGAGCAATAGTCATATACTTACATGTTTTTTCAGCACCTTCATATTGTTCGAAAAGATCATCTGCAAATATGTCTAAAACAATAGGAGCAAAAGGCATAAATTCTGTTCTATTCAATTTTTTATTTAATTCAGTATTTGTCTCTTCTTTAGTAGCATCAAAGAATATAGAATGATTACCGAGAGCACGAGGCCCGAATTCACTATCACCAATAGAAGTACATACAATTTTATTTAAAGCTAGGTTATTAGCAAATACTGAGATCTTTTGATTTTCAGTAGGATCGGCAATCAAATCATAATTATCAAAATCAATATCCAAATCTATACATTCTTCAATAAAAATGTGATTCAATTCTACAGCTTCTAATTGTTCTTCTAAAGTAAGTCCATTATAAAGAATATCCCTAGAAAAACATAATTCACTCATAAAGTTGTTATTCATTTTAGTTTGTAAAAATGCTAAAGCTGCACCAACACAAGTTCCTTCGTCTCCCATAGCAGGATAAACAAATATATTCTTTAAACCAAAGTTTCGTTTTAGTTCAAAATTTAACTTTACATTTGCAAATAATCCGCCAGATAAAACAAAATTCAAATGTTCATCTCCGATTTCATTTTTATATAAAGTAGAATCTATCCAGTCTGTTATTTGCATCTCTACATATTTTTGAAGTGATGCTGCAATATCCTCTCGTGATGCGTCATGTCTTTTTAGATTTTCAACCATCTCATAAACTGTTTGTCTTAAAAGTAAGAAATTACTAAAATATTTAATGTTAGTATTAAAAGGTGACTTGTTGTAAGCTAATGCTTTTAAATTACAAATAGTGTCTAAATAAACTGAGTCAAAATCTTTAATTTCTGGATCAAACTTAATTATCTTTTCAAATTCATTAACATAAATAGGAGATCCAAAGCCAGATAATCCTGTTATTTTCCCCTCATGTTTATGCTCAGTAAATCCTAAAGCTCCTGTAACAAACTGATAAACTAAAGCTAAGCTATTATACATTGGAACTGAATCCAAAACAGCTTGCGTCTTTGTGTCATAAATAGTAGCACATTGCCCATCTCCAAAACCATCATAAGTTATAGCAATTGTTCTTGCTTTATTTCTAAAGTTTCCAACAAATCCACTTAAAGCAACAGCAGGCAATCTGTGAGATAAATGATGATCTGCTCTAAAATAATGAAATTTACTTGATCTTAAATCATTAATTCTGTTTTTAATATATCTTGTAACAGTAGAATAAAAATCCTTAGATCTTTCTGAATCCTTTAGATCTGGAAAGTATTTAAGATCTCTAGAGTTTAAAGTCTCATAAGATGTAATAGCAACATTAAATTTGACAATCTCATCTCTATATAAATCACTTTCTAAAATAAAATCAACACAAGATCTCAAAGCATTGATTGGGAAATCTCTACTATTCTTTTCATTAGTAAATCTTTCCTCAGATATAGCGTGCATAATTCCTCTTTTAGAATCAACGACACATGCCGATGAATTATAACTTAAACTAATACCAAATACGATCATAATTTTGCTCCTTCCAAAGATATTTCATGAACAATTTGCAGTTTTTGTAGAACAGCTTCTATGAACATATCATAATCAAAGTTTGCATATAATATTGCAGCTATCCCATAAATAAAAACGTCTGCCAATTCCTCAAGTTGTTTGTCATCATTTTTTTCGTATTCCCTTTTGTTACCTACAAGAATCTTCCATCTCTTATCTTCTTGCAATGCTTCCCCTGCCTCAACTATCATAGCAGATATCATTGTAAAAAACTTAACAGGATCATCTTTAGGTAAAATATCATCATTAAAATTCTTTTCATTCTCAATAATAATATCAAATATTGTTCTTAAAATGTCATCACCATTTTTACCACTCATCAACATCTGGAATTGTTTCATCATTACTGTCACCATCCTCATCCCAGTCTTCATCATCTTCATTATCCCAGTCTTCATCATCAACTGAATCGGATTTCAATAACTCAATATAGTATTCTTTCGGTTGTTTCTGATCAGGATCCAGATCTTTTTCTTTGCAAAGTTTATATAATTCTTTAGGAGATTTATTTGCATATTCATCATCATCCCAAACTTCCTCATCTTCAACTTGTTCAACTGCATCATCATAATCGTCTGTATCATCATCCCCTTGAGGAAATGCTTTAGCAATAATTTTTAGAACAGCAGATTTAGATGGTTTTTTAGGTTGCTTTCTCATTTTAGCTGGATCTAATGGAACTACAGAATATGATGTTTTCTTTTCTTTACCATTTCTATGAATTACAAAATCACGATCTGTAACTGTACCATAAGTGTCAGCAAATACAATTATCTGAGGAAGTGGTGAAAAGTTATTAGCTGCATATAAGAATACTTTTATTTCAGAATCCTCATAATCAAAGATTAAAAATCCAAACATTTCACGTGTTCTAAGAGCATCATTCCCACAATGCTTACAAGGTTGCCCAAACGTATCGTCTAAACAAAGTGCATTCACACCTAAAGTAAAACTATCATGAAAAGTTAAAACTAAGCCTTGATCTAATTCTTGTAAGAATCGGACCCTTCTCTTTTGCCCATCCCCTACATATAAGATTTTCTTTCTACTTCCGCCTGAGCTTTTAATATTATTTTTCATTTTATCAACAATACTACCCATTATCTTTCCTCCTCTTTTCCATTGTTTTCTTTTTACATTTATCAAATAAAGCTTGATCCATTTGACCAATGTCTTTTATGCCTTTTTTAAATTGAAATCTTGTAACTTTAAAATGTTGCCTCAATACACGTGTCCCTTTCTTACCACATTCATCGTTATCTAATCCTGAGATTATTTCCTCAACTCCTGCATCCTTTAATTTTTGTATTTGCTCCTCAGTAATTTTCCACCCTAAGATAGCTCCTACATATTTCATTCCAAACTGAATTGCTTTTAGCCGATCCATGTATCCTTCAACAATCATAACTACTTTTGCATGATAATCTCCTACGATAGTGTCTCTCCTAGAAAATCCTTTATTATAAAGATACTTTCTGTCCTTTTCAATTTCTAGATTAGTGGTTCTACGTACCCATCCTCTAAATTTGTCCTCATCATACATAGGAAAGACTATTGGATAGTTGTTATTATAAGCTAACTTCATCCCACATTCAGTTAAAACTTTTCTTGTAAATCCCCTTTTTATCATATATTCTACATCTGGATCATTGTCAACTTCCCAATCTTGGGATTTTAAATTGAAATAATAATCTTGAGCAGCTAAGTACAAATCTGCATCTGATTCAATTGCTTTACTTCTTTGCTTTACCAGAGATTTACCTTTTAATTCACAATTCTTGGTTATCTTGGCGTGAAGCATATGTACTTGCATATCATTTAGGGAATCCTCTGCATACTTAACAAATTCTATAGATCCCCCTCCGATCTGGCATCCGAAACAAAACCAAAACTGCTTATCCAAATCAATTTGTAAACTTGCATTTACATCCTCATGAAAGGGACAAACAATTTTGTATTTTGATTCATATCTTAAAAGATTATAATATTTCAAAACTGCTTCTAAAGGTAACATTATTTTACTCCAAATGATTTAGATAATTTAGCTGAAATAATACACGGTTTTAGAGATTCTAATTCAATTATTCCCTTCTCATGCAATTTATTTATATCAGCACTTTTAACAGTCTTTTCTACCGACAAGAAAGATTTAAATATTTTAGGATCTACTCCGCATTCTGAAAGATAGTTTATCAAACCTACATAATCATCAATAATGATTTTCTTATTAACTGTTTCCTCAGCCAGATCCTTTGAAATACTTTTAAGTAATTTCTCAATAAGATCAGGATCATAAACCACAGTTAAAGATTTTTTTAACTTAAGTATAATTCCAGAAACAGATTTAAATTCTTTTTCATCAGGGTAATAAGATTCAACTAACTCTTCTAATTCTGCTTTGCATCCAGCAAGATCATTTTCAATTGACTTCTTTTTAGTTAATAAATCAGCATATTCATCAATGACTTGATCGGTTTTTTGCTTGACTGTGATTTTCTTGGTTGTCATTTCGCTTACCTTTCAATTCTTGATAAATAAATTTAGGCCATCTTTCTCCTGTTTTAAACCAAACTACATTTTCTTTATTTACCGTAAACTTGGATCCTCTTTTTGTTTCTACAATTAAATCATTATGTTTAATTGTTTTGATCATTGCAGTCATAAGTCTCGGCCCAACATAAAATGCAATTAAAGTTCCTACTTCTGCATTGTCTCTATATCTAGCTTTTGTATCCTTAGTAGGGTAAGATTTTACTACTTTTTCTTCTAACATTTTATCAAATGGATCCGGTCCTTCATCTTTTACAGGTTGATCATATTCCATTCCTAATCTATCAGATTCTTGAATGGCTGCAATAAGTTGAGATTTATTCATATCCCATCTTCCTACAATTTGCTTTTCTTTAGCAGTATCTCTTAATTCTTTCACTGTATAATCTAAAAACGTTCTGCCCATAGTATTGCTCCTTTCATAGTGTTGTAAGTGCTTTTTCTTATTATACTACAATTTTGAGAAAATGTAAAATAAATATATAAAGACAGGAAAAGCCATCTTTCGATGGCTGAGATTAACTCTGTAAATCATTTAAAGAGTCCTTTATAATAGTAACTAAATCATTAATCACCTTGTCGTAAGTTTTAACAGCTAAAGTAATTGCTTCTGCTCTAGTCATTTGCTTATCTGGTTTCATATACTTCCCACCATATCCCTCAACTAATCCTAGTTTAACTGCTCTTTTCATAAATTCTTCTCCCCAATGTCCTTCTATATCAAGAAGAGTATTTTGATTTAATAGAATCTGAACTTCTTGCACTAATTCAAACCATTGAAAATCTTTGCCTGGGCAATTAATTTTATTGATTGCATCAATTTCATAATGTCCGATAATATGTTTTCTATTTACTGGTATTTCAAAGTTAAAATGTTTTTTGACATAAGCAATAATGTAAGCATGAGTTTTAATACTTGCTTCTAATTGTTCAGCAGTTAATGCTCCTTTCGTTTCTCGATATCTTCCTTCATGTTCAATTGAAATAGTATATTGATTAGGATTAATATCTAATCCAACTTGATGTATCATATCTGCTGATGGATCTTTAATTAATCCATTACACCAAGCTCTATCTTCAATCTTTACAAATTGAACTACTTCCCCTTTCTTAGAAATACCAAAATGAGAAGAAGATCCTGTATTACCTTTTGAAGTAAACCAATCGATCAAAGATGACATGGTTCCTTCTGAAATATGATCAACAATTGTAGTTGGGGTAAAAGCTCTTTTATAGTGATTTGAATATCTGGTCTTCCATTTATTAGTATTACTAGTTCCTACAAATTTAATGTTCTCGTTTCCCCATTCTAAAGCCTTTAATTCACTGCTTGTCAATTTCATAATGTCACTCCTTAAATAGTGATTAGTTTCCTATATCGTCTTTCTTTTTAACAACTGCTTGTTTAATTAATTCATTTCCAAATACGGGAACAGCTGCAATTAAAACTGATTGAATAAATGAAATGATAAAGATCTTTGGAGCAAAACCTAATTCTAAAACTATGCTCATATACAATTGACAAAGGACAATTGAAATTCCTAAGATAATATATGGGATAGTATATTCTTTTTTGAAATCCTTCTTAAGTTTAAGAAATAATCCCAAAGCAAATAATACTGGAATTAAAATAAATAATTCTGGTTGAATAAATTCTAAAACGTTATCCATTAAACTACACCTCCTTGACTTAATAGTTGGAATATATTAATACCCGTAGCGGTACAAATTAAGGCTATCACTACGAATAAACTTACCTTTAATATTAGTAATCCAGCTGGGGTATTAATCCAGCCTGAAGAAGATTTTTGGCTATTCTCGGCTAAAGTTGTCAACCTAATTGCAATTGCTTTTAGATCTGTAATATCTTCTTCATTTTGTTTAACTCTTGTATTTAATCCGCGATGTTTTAAATCACATGCTTCAGGATTATACCTTCTTACAATTGGTTGATTCATTTTAACCTCCTATTCTATGGTTCTTCTATTAAGCCAAATGTTTTCATATATCCACTAGTTGATCCACCATATGCTAGTGTAAGGTGACTAATGTCTTGCATAATCATTGCATTATAATATCCGGCTCCTGATTGATGCTCAAATGAGACAATCTCTGTCAAGTTATCATAAGATTCATCAAAACTATAAGTATTTATATATCCATCATTGTCAGTTCCTCTAAGTGCTAAAGCTAGATGTGTTGAATCTATTAAAACTAAAGAAGGTTCATCAAAACCCATTGCTTCCACTATACTATCAATTTCAGCTATGTTAGTTCCATCAGAATCCATGCTAAAAGTTTTTACAATTCCATCTGAACCTCTATCATAAGCTAAAGCAAAGTGCGTATCATCTATCATTACTAAAGATTGTCTACTGCCATTTATTGTCTCATGTTTATAACTGGCTACCTCTGTAATTTCATATGATCCATCAACAGTGAAAGTTTTAATAGAATGTCCTCCTGTTCCCCCTCTGTAAGCTAATACATAAAGATTTGAATCACTTACTCGTGCTAATTTGTTATAACTACCAAAAGCTGTATCATGTTCCAATGCATCTTCTTGTGTTAGTACTCCAAGTCCATCAACACTATATGTTCTTATAAATCCATCCGAGTCTGCTCCTCTCTGTGCTGTAATAAAATGTGTATCATCGATTCTAACCAAACTTTGCTGATCAAGATCAGAAATAAATGTATTATAATTTAAAAAAGTTAAATTATAGCTACCATCCATAGTAAATACATCATAATATTGATTTCCTGACGATGTATAAACACAAACAAACATTGTACTACTTAATTGAATTAAACTGGTCCATTCTCCTCTTGCTGTTAAATCTAAAGAATCAACAAGCGTTAAATCATAATTTGAATCTACACTAAATACTTTTATGGATTGTTTTAAGACATTTGAATAATATGCCAACATGCAATGCGTATCATCTAACCAAATTAAGTCATTGTAATTTCCGTCATAAGATGATTCGTGTGTAATATAATCCAGCTGTTCAATGAAATATCCCTCAGGGCCTGGTACTGGTGGATCTGGTAATGGTACATAGTCTCCATTAGCTGCTTTAATTCCTTGGGATGTAATCCATACTCTAAAATCATTATCATCATTTATAGTAAATGTATTTCCGGATCCTATTAATAATTTTGCCGAAAATCTATAAGTTCCTACTTGAAGATCTTTAAATGGGTGTCTTATATGCCATGATTGATCTAAAGTAGAATGTCCTACAAAAGTAAACGTTTGTTCGAGAGTAGGAGTATCATAAGATGTTCCATTCCATACTTCTTTATAAACTTCACATGTGATCTCAATTGGAGTTGTTGAATAAGTTCCATTAGTACCAGTCAAAGACACATCAAAGAAAGCATGTGCTGGAAAACTAATTATTGCTTCTGCTTCTAGTGTAAGAGGAGCAGCATTCGTTAAATCAGTTGGATTGGTATCCGTATGCTCCTCAAATACATATACACTATAAGTATCTGTAGCTCCTGAATCTGGACTTCCTAATCCTTCTTCAGATGTTGACATTTTACCAAATTTTTCTGTCCATACCATAGGAGGAGCATTAACATAATCTTCTCCAACTATTTCAATACGCTCATCTGCATATACTTCATATAACAAGAAACGACCTTTATCTCTAATTATTATTTTTGAAATTACAAATCTTGTTTCAGTAGAAATATCAAGTTCTGGCCAAGTACAATCAAAGTATTGATTAATATCAAATCCTGTTTCTTCTGTTTGAAATATAAATTGATTAGGTTCATTTTTATGTTTTTGAAGCAGAGCTGCAGCCGCTTCATTTGCTTCTGTATAAGTTTCTACTTTGCTATCATATTCTATAGATCCATGAACTCCGGATCCATATCTTGTAGCCATTTCTGTAACACTAGCAGAATCTTCAGCCGATCCAAACAAAACTTGTCCACTTTGCCCTTTACCTACGAAAAATTGTTTGTTTCTAAAATTTGATAAATCTGGAGAATTAGATGGATTTCTTACATCATTAAGCCTTCTTGCGTCTCCTGTTGCTTGAAATAAATCATAAGGTGCTTGAGTAATCGTAGGTTCTTTAGTAAAATTTATTTCTTTATCATCATCAACCCACCATTTAAATCCAGAGGCTTTTGCTAATGTATCATATAATTTTGATATTGATATAATAGCCTCATTTAAATTTGTTAAATCTGTCCCATCATCAAATGTTCCTAAAGACATTCCTTCAGATGTATCACTTGTTGTAATAAGATAATTTGTAGCAATTAATTCTGCTAGATCACCACACGTACCTGAATAATTTGCTACACTAATTGTTCTTCTTGAAAGAATCTGTTCATATCCTGTACAAAATAAAGTATATTCATAGATCCCTGGCCCCAATCTAACTTTAGGGCATGCTTGGATTATTCCACCAAATAGAGTCGTACTACCATCTGCAACTATAATTTCTTCACCTACTTTAAAGCTATAATCTGCAGGTGAAGAATCACTAAACCAATTAAATTTAGCTGTAAAAGTATTTTTAGTAGATGATAATCTTATTATTTTTAAGCTTTTTGTTTTTAATTGTGAAATTACGTTAGTTGGCGTAGTCCCCACATTAATTGTTAATGGCATACCATCACTCCTTAAAGAATCCTGCTTTATTTAATCTATCCATTAGTTTATCACCAATGTTATCTATGTCAATTTCTTCTTTTATTTCATTTCCGTGAATATCAATATGGAATACATTCCCAGGATCGGCTTGACTACCTTTAACTATTAGTTCACCAATACCACTTGCTTCCAACCATTTAACAAAACCTAATTCTTCTGAAGTTGGTGCTTCTGGATACATTTTCTCCATATGTCTTTGATATCTATCATAATCTTGTTGTTGCCTTTGCCCTTGTTTCCATTGGTAAGGATTATCCATATAAGATTCAAATTCAGCTATTGCTTCCGGTTGCATCCAATTCTGAATATCATCATACATTTTTGGTAAAGCATAAGCCATTGCTGCTACGGCTGCGGCCGCGGCAACTACTGCACCGGCAGAAATTCCACCTGCAGCCGCGCCTATTGCTGACAAACCACCTGCAGCTAAATGAGCAAATGTTGCTATTTTTGTAACTGCTCCAGCAATTGCACCTAAAGTTATAATACCAATAGAAATTCCTCCAATCCATAATCCTGTTTGAACTGCTGATTCTTTTTGCTCATCAGATAATTGACTGAAACCTAAAACTAAATCATCTATTTTAATTAATAAATTTTCTGCCATTGGAGCTAATTCTTCCCCAATTTGAATAGAAGTATTTTTCAAATGATTTTGTAGATCTTCCATTGAATCAGCTATTCCTTCATCCATTGTTTCAAAAGCTGCTTGAGTAGATCCGGCAGAATCTGCCATTTCTGTCATAGCATTATCAAAATCTTTTCCACCTTCTTCTCCTGTTAAAATTAACATAGCATTTAAAGCTTCAACGGATCCGAATAAATTAGCCATTGATTCTGTATTTCCATCAGTAGCTGCTGCCACTTCATCAATAAAAGCAGCCCATCCTACTTGAGCCAAACGTGTAGCTGAAAATTGTAATCCTAATTTTTCTGCTTCATCAGTTGCTTGTTTTGTAGGTTTGACAATATTTGAATAAGCACCTTTTAATGCAGTAACTGATTCGGCTGTTTTAATACCATTTTTAGTTAAAGTTGCTATACTTCCAAATAATTCTTGTGTTGTTACATTTAAAGAATTAGCTATCGGTGCAACTTTACCAATAGAACCTGCCATTTCTCCAAAAGTAGTCTTACCTACATTTTGTGCAACAAGCATTTCATCACTTATTCTTTGCATTGATTCTGGTCCAGATTCTCCAAAAGCATTCATTACAGAAGTTAGCCCATCAACTGCAGTCGTAACATCTGTAAAACCACCAATTGAAGCTTTACCTGCAATTTCAACTAATGCTAAAGCATTTTCCGTATCGCCTGTAGCTGAAATCATCTGGTATAATGATTCATTTATATCTAAGACATCAATCCCAATTTGATTAGATAAATCAATAGATCCTTTTTTCATATTTTCATAAGATACTACATTCTCATCCATGATCGTACTAACCTTTCTCATAGATGTATCAAAAGTACCAAATGATTTTAAAGACGCAATTCCAATTCCAGCCAAAGCCGATCCTACAATAGCAGCTCCTTTTACTGCAATTTTACCTAATTGAGCTCCTGTAGATTTCATTTTTGATTTAGAATCTGAAAGTGTACTATCTAATCCTTTATTGTTACCATTGATAAATGCGGTTAATTCACCAACTTTTACTGCCATCTTGTACCTCCTAAACTCCCCAAGAATTCCATAACTGATCTTTCTGATCCTGATCCGTAATCATTTCTGAAAGTTCTTTAGCCTGTTTGTATTTGTCTGAAACAATTTGCATAAACAATGAAGAAGGCGACAACCCGAACGTTAAAGTCCTAAATCGTCGCCAAGTCATAGTCTTTATTTTGATTAAATCAATATTATATTCCCTTTGAAAATCAGACTCAACAAGCGACCAATATGATAGCAATATATCCATTAGATCAATGTTTATTACTTTTTTTCATTTTCATCTTGATCTTCTGGATCATCCGGGCATCCCATAAGTACCCACTTAAAAATTGAATATAAATGTTCCTCTGACATACCAAGATCTATCCATTCTTCAATGTTATCATTACCTAATAATTCAAACATTAGAACGATCTCCTCATTCTTGTCTAAAAAAGCTCTGCCTTCTTTAGTTGCCTTATAACTTAAAAGCACAGTTACAGCTGAAACTTCAGTAGGTAATGTATAAACTTTTCCAAATAATTTAATTGAAACGGCAATCTTATTAGATTCCTCTGATTCTTCAAAAAACTTATCAAAATCTTTATAACTCATCAAATCATCCTTTCATCTTAAGGTGCAAGTACTTCTCTAGTTACAGCCCCTGTAACATTTACTGTTGCCTTAAATGAAGTCGATTCATTTCTTCCACCTTCACTATAAGCAACCGATCCTGAGAATGTTAATTCTACTAATTGTCCATTATCAATTTTAAATTGACCAATTCCAGCTGATCCTACTGCATTACCTAATGTTTCTAGTTTTAATTGGCCTTCATCCCTAACACCGCCAGTAGTAGGTGCCCCTTCAGGAGTAGCCAATTCAGTATCGTATAACATATCTAAAGTTAATTTATAACTAACTTCGTTAGGAATATGTTCTTTGACACCAGCACTATCATAAGTAGTTGTATCTGCCATAGTTTTCGTTGATTCGAAAGAATAAGATTGTACTCCCTTAATTTCAGTCCAAACAGGCACTGCTACTGTCCCTGTATTAACATAGAAAGATTCATCTTGAGCTAAGATCTTTGTGAAAAAATCTAAAATCAAATCAAACATCGTGTTCTTTTCCATTATTTATAACCTCCTAAGTGACTACTAAGTCAATATTAAACTTTATTACATATTCTGGGAATCCATTATCGTCTTCCCCCATAAATCCAATTCCCATAGGCCAAACTTTAAAGATCCGTCTGTTTCCCTCTCCATAAAGTAACCAATTATCTTTCGCCTTAAGCCAGTTATATAAACGTTTTGCCAGTTCATAAGTTGTGAGTTTATTTTGCTTCTCACCTCTTAAAATTAATTTGACGTTTTCACTAACATTCCCATCAGGGTTATCATATGTCTCATCATTACTTGGCATTGGTAATTCATAAATTGCTAAGCATTCAGGCTTGTCACTTGATTTCGGTAAAACGTTTATAAAGATATTACCAACTGAAGTCGTAGGAGTATATGTTAATTCTGGAATAGTTATTTCATTGCTTATAGCTGTTGCCATATCAATTGCAATATACATAGATTACCTCCTATAAATTAAGTCCAGATAAAACAAATCTAACAGCATCCTCTATTCTTTTTAACATCTGTTTTTCTAATGCATTATAAGGATCTTCAAGATATTTACCTTTTCGTCCATTTCCGAAATTATATTCAGGATGTTCATGTAATCTTACAGCATATGGAGTATCATAAAAAACTGTGCCAATTACCTTTTGTCCTTCTATTGAAATATCAGTGTCGCCAGATGTCTGTAGATCCCCATCCATGAAAGGGACTTCAACCATGCTTGCTCCCAATAATACTTCAGTTTCTTTTTTTATTTGCTGTTCAACAGCTTTTAATACCTCTTTTGAAATTTCTTCCCCGTGCCATTCTAAGCTAAATTCTGTCATCTACAAATCAACTCCCAATGCGCATGTTTTAATTGAATAAACTTTTGGGCATTAACAACTATATAAGTTTTGGATTTTCCGACAATTGTTACTTCAGAATCAGTCAATATGTCTTCAGGAAATAATGACGAATCATTAAAGTAGATCCTTGTAAAGAATTCATCTTGATGTCCATCATTATTATCTTGTTTATTCCATTTAACTTTATCCTCATAATAACATTTTATATTAACTATTTCTGCCTC